CTCATCCTGGCATTGTGCTTGGTGGTTGGGTGTCCAGACACAGGAAGTACCCCCGACCCTTCTCAATATGCTTCGCCTAGAGCAATTATTAATTATCCGGGCTTCCCAGTGGAAGTCAAAATCGTGAACGTCCCAGACGCGGCCCGGATTGAGGCGATGGAGAAGCGGATTGAGGTGCTTGAGGAGTGGGCCGGGCGTATGGGGAGGCGGATAAAGTGAAAATCACGATCATTCTGGAACCCCAGGGCCAGATGCGGGCCAGGGGGACAGCCTTTCTCAAGGGCGGCAGGGTTATTGCCGGCCAGCCCCGGAAGGACACAAAACAACGCACTGAAGAGGAAAAGCTACTGGCGATGCTTTACGACTACCGGCCCGCCGAACCCCTTCAAGGGCCCTTGATGCTGGGAGTCAAGGCTTACTTGCCTATGACCAAAACCGATACCAAAGGCAAGAAGGGCGAGAGGTTCCGGGCGGACGCCCTGGCAGGCTTAATCAGGCCCACCAAAAAGCCCGACCTTGACAACATCATTAAGCATTTGAAGGATGTTTTTAAGGGGGTGTTCTGGGTTGACGACTCCCAGGTAGTGGGCTTCACGCCCGAAACCGGCAAATATTATGGCGACCCGGCCAAGTGGGAGATAGAACTTGTCCCCCTGGCAGAGTACCAGGCCGGGATAGTGGAGCGGTATTCGTCCTTACTGATGGATATTACCGGCGTATTGCGGGAACCTCATGCCTCAAATGAAGTAAGGGATTCATCGCCGGAAGTTAAGCGACTCTTGGCCGAGAGGCTGTTTTAATGAACGTCCCCACGCTCCCCTGAAGGGAGGCGGCAAGCAGAAAAACCAAGGAGGGAATATGACAGAAGCAATCGACAGTATCCGCATTGCTACAATGGAAAATGGTTATCAAGTTTATGAGGTAATGGGACATGGTGATATGGCCGGTCGACTTGGCCGGTCATGGGTTTTCGAATCTATGACGACTCTTTTTGCGTGGATGCAGAATAATATGAAATGGTTCGGTCAGACAAACCCGGAAAAATAACAGGTCCCCATGATAGACGACCGTTATACCCCAGACCATTCGCTGTTTCTGGCTCTGGACTTCGGCTGGCAAAACAACGTGATTTCAACCAGATATGATTCCCGGGATTCAGTCAGAAACGCTTGGGAGGCTAAGAGCCTCGTATAACATGGAAATGGGAAGCTGTCAAGAAAATGGGTAAGCGTGGGCCAAAGTCAAAGTATGATCCAAATATTCACCCGCAACTCGTGAAGTGGATGTGTCGGAGTGGTTTGACGAATGAAGAGATAGCCGGGGAATTACACCTTAATTTCAAAACATTACTGAGGTGGTCGGAAAAACATGAAGAAATGAGGGAGGCCCTAAAAACGAGCCGGGAGTTAGTTGATTCCTTAGTAGAAGATAGCCTTTTAAAGCGAGCCCTGGGTTATGAATATGAAGAAATAAGGGTCATTGCGGAAAAGCAGCCAAATGGTGAACCAAAGCCCGTAAGAATCGAAAAAACAAAGAAATTAATTGTGCCTGACACTACTGCACAAATATTCTGGCTTAAAAATAGGCAACGGCAACGGTGGACCGATGTAGAGCGTAATGGCGGCAATACATTTAATATAATGCAAGGCGTCTTAATAGTGCCTGGAGAAAGGCAACCGGAAGACTGGGATGAAGCTGCAAAAGCCATACATATCGCACAAGAAAAACTCCTTAGCCAAGATTAACCCTATTTGGCGACCTAATCCTGGGAGTCAGGAGTTGTTTTTGTCGTGTCCATATCTAGAGGTGCTTTATGAGGGGACCCGGGGACCCGGAAAAACCGATGCCTTGTTGATGGACTTCGCCCAGCATGTCGGCGTAGGTTTCGGCCAGCACTGGCGGGGTATCCTTTTCCGGGAAGAGTACCCGCAGCTTGAAGACGTAATTGCTAAGTCGAAACGCTGGTTTTTTCAGATCTTCCCTGGTGCCAAGTTTAATGAGGGGGATTATTTTTGGGCTTTCCCTAAAGGTGAGCGCCTCTACTTTCGGCACATGAAGCGCCGTGACGATTACTGGAAATACCACGGGCATGAATACCCCTGGATGGGTTGGGAAGAATTGACGGCTTGGGCCAATTCCGGGTGCTATGACGATATGAAGGCTTGCAATCGGTCTTCTTATGAAGGAATGCCTAGGAAGATCAGGAGCACCGCAAATCCGTATGGAAAGGGCCATGGATGGGTCAAGGGCTATTTTATTGACCCGGCTCCGGCAGGGGTGCCGATAGAAAATGACGACGGTCAAAAGCGGGTAAGGATTCGGGGTGTTTATTCAGAGAACATCCACCTTACCAAGGCCGACCCGGATTATATCAAGAATCTCACGAGCAATCCTGACCCCATGAAGCGCCGGGCTTGGCTGTTCGCTGACTGGAGTATTGTCGCCGGGGGTGCCCTTGATGAACTTTGGGTGCCTGAAAAACATATCCTCCAACCTTTTGAGATTCCCAAGAACTGGCAGGTTGACCGCTCGTTTGACTGGGGATCATCAAAGCCATTTTCTGTAGGCTGGTGGGCTGAGAGTGACGGTCGGCAGGTCGAGATAAAGGGCCTGGGGGGTAAGAAGTGGCCGAAAGGAACGCTCTTTAGAATAGCTGAATTTTACGGTTGGAATGGTCTTGCGAATCAGGGATGCAAGATGCTGGCAACAAACGTCGCTAAGCGCATTGTCGAAATCGAGAAGTCATTTCCTTTCCGGGTTAATCCGGGGCCGGCCGACTCCAGTATCTACCAAGCCGAGAACGGCGTCTGTATTGCCGATGACATGTTACGGGCCGGGGTGCGCTGGACGGAGGCCGACAAAAGCCCTGGCAGTCGGGCCACAGGGCTTGAGAGGTTACGTCAACGCCTCCAGGCTAGCCTTGAGTTTCACTTGGAAGAACCGGGTCTGTTCGTTTTCGACACCTGCCGCCACTTTATCAGGACGGTCCCAGGGTTGCCGCGGGACGCCAAGAAACCAGATGATGTTGATACCGAGGCCGAGGACCACGTTTATGACGAGACCCGTTACCGAATAATGGCCCGCAAACTAACCTCCACCAGTCAGGAATTTCTCATATAGGAGCCGCCCTTGAAAGTTCAAATGCTTCCGATAGACAAGATCATCCCTTACGTCCAGAACCCGAAGGCGCACCCGGAGGCCCAGGTTAAGAAGTTGGCAGGGGCCATAGCGGAGTTCAAGTGGGATCAGCCTATCGTGGTGGATAAGGATATGGTCATTATCAAGGGGCATGGACGGCTCATGGCGGCGCAAGCCCTGGGGATTAAGACGGTGCCCGTGGTGGTAGCCGACTATCTCACCCCGGCGCAGGTGAAGGCGGCGCGCCTGAGTGATAATCGAGTAGCCGAATCCGAATGGTTCCCCGAAACGCTCGCCCTGGAACTCAAGGCCCTGGAGGAAATGGATTTTGATTTGGGGTTGACCGGGTTTGATAAGGAAGAGCTTGAGGCTTTTTTAGTGAAACCTTTAGAAGATATGCCGAGTCTGCCAAGCGGAGATAAGTCCCCCTTTCAAAAAATGACCTTCACTCTCCACGATGAACAGGCAGCGAATGTTAAACTTTCTTTAGCAAAGGCCATGGCATCGGGGCCGTTTGATAATACAGGAAATGAAAACAAACCGGGTAATGCCCTGGCCCGGATATGTGAAAACTATTTGAACCATGAATAATAAAAGCGCAAAAAATATTGTGATTGCTCCGATAGCAGCCAAGGACGCTAATGTTATTGTAAAACGATTACATTATAGTGGAAAAGTTTGCAATAATAGCCAGCTTCATTTAGGGGTATTTATGGACGGCGTTCTTGAAGGAGCTATGCAGTTTGGCCCATCATTAGATAAAAGAAAAATCCAGGGCCTTGTTAAAGATACGCCGTGGAATGGTTTTATAGAATTGAACCGCATGGCATTTAGTGAAAGATTGCCCCGCAATTCAGAAAGCAGGGCTTTATCAATAGCCTTACGCTTATTTAAAAAACATTATCCTCACATAGAATGGATCGTTAGTTTTGCAGACGGAACGCAAAGCGGGGACGGCACTATTTATCGGG